AACGGCTACACCAATCAGTCGACCGGCGGCGCCGGCGGCGGCGGTCCTACCGACAGGAAGCCCGCGACACCGACTGGTGTGAAGGGGCCGGCGAGGAAGCAGCCCGGCGCGCAGCTCGAAGTCGTTTCCGCGCAGTAGCTCAGCCCTCCCCGGCTTGCGGGTCGGTGCGAGTTCGCGTATGCTATTGTCATATTTTTGCCTCCCCAAGAACAAGACTCCTAAAGGAGCTTCCGCATGTCCGCGATGTCCGATTACCTCGAGAACAAGCTGATCGACTTCCTCTTTCGGGGGCAAACGCTCGCCAACCCCGTGCTGTACGTTGGGTTGCTCACTGCCGCGCCTTCGGATGCGGGCGGCGGCACGGAAGTTTCGGGCGGCTCGTATGCGCGCGTGAAGGCCGCGGCGGCCGCGGCGCAGGCGCTCACCGATTGGGCCGGCACCCAGGCGGCGGGGTCGACTGTCGCCTCGAGCGGTACTGGCGGCACCACGTCGAATAACGGCGCGGTGACGTTCCCGGCGCCGACGGCGAATTGGGGGGTGGTGACGCACTTCGGCATCTACGACGCGGCCACCGCGGGGAACCTGCTCTTTTGGGGCGCGCTCACCGTGTCCAAGACGATCAACAACGGCGACGCCGCGCCTTCCTTTGCGGCGGCTGCGCTCTCGGTCCAGATCGACAACTAAGGGTGATGGCGTGCAGTGGGGCAACTGCCTCCTGTATGCCGGCATTGCGTGGATACGCCGCGGGGGTTCAATCAAGCTCCGGGTTATCCGCGTGGGGTGGGCCTGGAAGGTGCGCTTCTACCATGTCTCTCGCGACGGGGTCTGGACCTACTTTGCTCCCTTGCACCCGAAGCGCGGACTGGCCGCTTGCGTGCATTCGATCTGGTACGAGGGGAGGGTAAGACATGCTAACTAGCACACAGATTGCGGCTCTCACCACGGAGCTGTCCACGGACCCGGCGGCGCTCGGTTACGCGGCCCTGACGGCGGCGCCCGATGCGGCGGGCCTTGTCACGTTGCTCAACGATACAACGAAGGGCGGCACGCTGAACCCGACCTACGTCGATGCGCACGCGCTCGTGAACGCGGTGGTGGCTTCCGAGTACAACGCGCTCACGCAGGCCGCGCGCGACCTATGGCGAGACGTCATCGTTGCGGCAGGCACGAATGGCGTGCGAGTGAACGACGCCGGCGTGAAGGCGATTGTGCTGGCGGTTTGGGCCGCCGGTACAACGACGCGCACCGCGCTCGCCGCGCTTCAGACGCGCGCGTGCTCCCGCTTTGAGAAGCTGTTCGGGGAGAACGCAGCGTGCCAAGACAACGATGTGAAGTCTGCGATCTGGACTGACGCGGGCGTGCGGAGGTTCTAATGGCTGCTACCAAAACACTCTCGACCCTTATTGCTGCCGGTACTTCGAACGCGGCAGCTGGCACCACTACCGGTACAGCGAAGAACACTTCTACAGCTTACGGTGGCGCAGTCACGGCCAAGCTCACCAACGGTGCGACTGGCCCAACCGTTGCGGCGCAGGCGCACGTTCTCGTCTCTGGTGATAACGTGAACTGGAAAACGCTTTGCACGTTCTACGGCGACACTGTGAACAACAGCGTCAACGAGTTCGCGGTTGACATCAACCCAGGCTACCAGTACGTCAACGTGAAGGTGGACTCCAACACCGCTCAGGCCGTGACCTGCGAGGCGTTCTTCCATGAGCTGACCACTGTCTAATGGGGGCGAGCTGTGCCGAGCATCGTCCTTCCATCTAGGCGCTTTCTGCCGCCAGCGGTAGAAACCCTCGACCCAAGCAATCAGTTCTACCCCTACGATGGGGATGTTTATCTTGGCGGGATGGGGCTAATCGGCGCACGCACGCAGACCCTTGCTACAACAGTTGGTGGAAACTTGTACGCGAGATTCGGAACGGTAGCTGGCAATGCATTTGATGCAAGTGGACAATCTGGCGCCGCCTTCCTTTCAAGTCGAAGCTACACTCCGCCGCTGAATCAGACGATATTTGCGGTGATTCGACCGACAAGCTGGCCCGCAAGCGGCATCGACAGGGGCAAGATTGTTGGCGGGTGGACGCAGGCGCACCTTAGCGGCACCGGCGCTCCGCTCGGCGCTAACGCTGGTCTCGTGATCTCGTGCCCTTTCCAGTCGTTCGCCAACTACATTCCGTGCGATGCTTGTCTGACGTACTCGGATGGCACCAGTGAGATCGTGGACGGTCCCGCTACCACTAACAGTGCAAACGCTACTAAGAATCCTTGGTTCATTTCGATCAGCTACAAGGACGCGTCGCTGCTGAGCTTCTACAGCCGCGACTTGGTGACTGGCCTCATCCTTTCGAGCAGCGTGTCGAAAACCAAGAGTCTGAAGCAGGCGTCGCAGCCGTTTTCAATTTTTAGCAGCGACCCGAACAGCGACACCAATAACTCATGGACCGGGGGCCTTGGAACTGCCTACGGTCTCTACGTTGGCTGGGTGGCTCGCGCGTGGACGCTGACCCAGCTTGCGCAACTCGCCGCGAACCCTTGGCAGATTTTTAGGCCGCAGCTATGAGACTGTATTGGCAAGCAGGTGGCGGCGGCGCAGCCGCCCTTGCATCGTCGGTCTCAGCAAGTTCAACGGCAGCCGGCAGCCTCACTACTGGCATCCCGCTTGGCGGCTCGGTTGCGGCGGTGAGCACGGTGGTTTCTGCCACGCTGACGACCGCGATCGACATGGCCGCGAGCATCGCAGCGCTCTCCTCTGCGCTCAGCGCGGCTCTCACGACGCAGCTCAAGCTGAGTGCCGCCATCTCGGCGACGGTTACCACTGGCGCGGCCCTTGCAACAGCGATCAAGCTGCAGACCTCGATCGCCGCCCAAGTGACGGCTACAGGATCGCTTGCCGCTCCCGGCGCTGCGCTCGCAGCCTCCGTGCAAGCGACAGCGAGCGCCACGGGTGCGCTCACCACTGGCATCCAGCTCGCGGAATCTTCCAGCGCGCAGTCCACTGCTTCGGGCGCGCTCACCACCAGCATCAAACTTGCCGCCTCCGCCACCTCGCAGGCGACGGTCACGGGCGCGCTCACCACCGGCATTCAGCTCGCCGCGGCGGCGGGCGCCCAGGTAACTGCGAGCGGCAGCATCGTTGCCTTCACAGGGCTCAATGCAGCTGCGAGCTGCTCGAGCTCCGCTACTGGCGCGCTCACCACCGGCATTCCGCTCGGTGCCTCGGTGGCGTCGGCCGTAGCCGCCACCGGCGCGCTCACCACCGGCATCGCGCTTGCGGCAGCAATTGCCGACCTGAGCACGGCGAGCGCCACGCTCACCAGTTCCTCCGCGACCTTCGCCGCAGCAGTTAGCGCGCAGGCCACCGCCACTGGCACGCTCACCACCGGCATCGAGCTTGCCGCGGCTGCTGCCGGCACGAGCGCCGCAAGCGGCGCGATCGACACGCAGATCCCGCTTGTCGGAGCGCTGGTTGCAAACGTAACGGCAAGCGCTGTCTTTTGGTCGCGCACGAAAGTGTTCTCGCCCGCGCGCGATTACCTCGTGCCGCTGCAGGCGCGCGACTACCTTGTGCCGCTGCAGGCGCGCGCTTACGCCGTGCCGGCGCAGAACCGAAGTTTCGTTGTCACGGAATGACCCCGAAAGGATGAAAAGATGAGCACGCAGAAACTGAATGCCCAGGGCATGCCCGAGTACGTCATGGACCCTGCCGACCTCCTCGATTTCGTGCTGGACTGGACCACCTGGCTTGCAGGCGACACGATTGCGACGAGCGCTTGGACGGTGCCCGCAGGCATCACCAAGGACTCGGACGTCAATACGCCGACCACGGCGACGATCTGGCTGAGGAACGCTACGCTCGGCAAGCGCTACATCGTGACCAACCACATCACGACTGCCGGCGGTCGAGGTAAGGATCAGTCGATCGAGATCCTGTGCCGGAATCAGTGAGTTGATTGGCTCGAGCCTTTCCGGTAATATGCCAATGTCATTTCCTGGAAGCGCCCATGCCGCTTAACCTGCGCGATGTGCTGTGGTACGGAACCCGGGCCTCGCTCGATCAGGCGATCAGGCTTGATGAAGCCGCGGCGCACATCGAGGCGAGCTCTCCTGCGCATGCGGAGGAGGACGGCCCGAAGCAGGATTACCTGCTCGATGTCCAGGGGCCGATCGGCACCATCTCGATCAAGGGGCCGCTGGTCAACGCCGACAACTGGATCACGCAGCTGCTCGGGATGTCCACCTACCCTGCCATTCGGCGCGCGCTCGTGTCGGCGGCGCAGAACCAGGACATCCGGCAGATCCTGCTCGATGTCGATTCGGGTGGTGGCGCGGTTGCTGGTGTCGATGATACGGCGCAGCTCATCAAACAGATCAACGCGAAGGTGAAGCCTGTCACCACGTTCGCCGACGGCATGATGGCGTCGGCCGCGTACTGGCTCGGCTCGACCGCCAGCAAGGTGTATGCGTCCAAGACTTCGATGATCGGGTCGATCGGCGTGCTCACCACGCACATCGACCGGACGCAGCAGCTTGCGAACGAGGGCATCAAGGCAACGGTGCTGCGCGCCGGCAAGTACAAGGCCCTTGCTAACCCGCTCGAGCCGCTCTCGGAAGCCGCGCGCGAGCAGATCCAGGCGCAGCTCGACGCCGCTTACCAGATTTTCGTTCAGCACGTTGCGGATTCCCGCGGCGTGTCCTACGCAACCGCTGACCAGAAGATGGCGCAAGGCCGCGAGTTCTTCGGTGCTGCTGCGCTCGATGCAGGGCTACTCGACGGCATTTCGTCCTTCGACGCGGTGATGTCTCAGCTCACCAAGAGCGCAAGTGTTGACAAGCGCCGGCCGCTATATGACAATGGCATTAATTTCAAGGGAGAAGTCATGCCGAAAGCTGCCCTGACCGAACAAACGATCGCCGCCCTCGCAGAGGGTGCGGTGCTCGAGCCGGTTGCCGATCCGGCGAAGCCGGCGGCTGCGGCCGTCGTCGAAGATCCGGCGAAGCCTGCGGTCGACCCCGCGAAACCGGCTGCGGCCGTCGTCGAAGATCCGGCGAAACCGGCTGCGGTCGTGGAGCCTGCGAAGCCGGCAGCGTCCGAGTCGGGCGAGCTGGTGAAGTTTCTCCAGAACCAGGTCAAGGAAAAGGACGCGGCGCTCATGCAGGGCGCGATCGACAAGAAGGCCGTCGATGACCGCCTTGCGGCCGTGGAGACGACCCACGAGAGCCTGCTCACCATCGCCCGCGATTCGGTGAGCCGCATGCGTGTCGCCCTGGGCGGCTCCGCGAGCGACTTGAAGGCTCTCTCGGCAGTCGAGATCGTGGCCGAGCATTCGCGGCTGTCCGCCGAGTTCAAGGCCAAGTTCAAGGTCGGCGGCGTCGCAGCCGTCGAGCCCGAGCAAAAGAGCAAGGGACCCGCCGCAGCGGCGGATCATCTTCACCAAGCCCGCGTCGCCGCGGTCAAGTCCAAGTAAGGAGAGTTCGACATGGCGAAGTTCCTGATGAAAGAGCTGGTCACCGACGGCGACATCGTCACCGCGCGCCTTGGCGCCGGAAGCGGGTCGGCCAACAACATCGACGACAAAGAGGTCCACAAGGCGGTCAAGCTGGTCGCCGACTCGCGCTACGATCTGTGCGCGGCAGGGGACCCTATCGAGGGCTTCATCGCCTCGGTCGAGTCGGCCACCCTTGACGGTTACTCGATCGGTTCCGTGCAGGTCGAAGGCCGCAAAGAGGTGACCTTCAACGGTCTGCAGACGACCCCCGGAACCGGCACGATCGCCGTGGGTGACTACGTCGTGATGGGCGCCGCCGTGGCGAAGGGTACCGCGCTCGCGGCCAGCAACAGCAACAACGTCACCAAGGCCACCATGCAGCCCGGCGTGACCGCGGCAACGGTGATCGGCGACGTGGCTCCGATGCTCAAGGTTGCCATGCAGGCGTGGCGCGTCGTGTCCCTCGGCTCGGCCGGGACGGGCGCGGTCGGCACGACCGGCGTAATCGAACGCGTGAACGGCGCCGCGTAAGCGCCCAACCTCGGCACAGAAGAACAAGAAAAGGAGATCGCAATGCCGAATTTCTATGATGCCCAGGGCGCGAGCCAAGAAGTCAAGCTGGACCTCTCGGTTTACCGCGAGGCCGCAGAACACGGGCTGACCGTCCCGCAACTCGTCAACCGGCGCTACGTGACCGACGCGGCCAAGTACGGCACCGCGTGGGACCAGTTCTGCGCAAGCACCGGCCTGTTCATGCGCGAGGACCGCAAGCTGGGCATTCGTCCGCCCACCCTTGCCCAAGTGCTGAACGGCGACGGGGCGATGCTCAACCCCGAGGCGCTGCAAGCGGGCCAGATCGTTCGTGAAGCCGTTCCGGCGTCGCGGATCATCTTCCCGGCGGTGTTCCTCGAGGCGGTCGAGAACCAACTCGCCGCCGACACGACCGGCTACGTCTCGATGTTCGATTCGATGGTTGCGATCAGCGACTCGATCAACGGGGCGCGCTTCGAGCAGCCGGTGCTGAACTACTCCCAGCCCTCCGGTGCGATGAGCCAGGGCATGTCGCAGCTCGCGCTGCCGGCCTCGATGCTCGGCATCACCGTGGCGGACGTGGCCCGCAAGATCCCGACCTTCTCGCTGGGTATCGAGATCTCGACGGAAGCCCTCAAGGCGACCACGCTGCCGCTGCTGACGATGGCCGTGGCCCGCCAGGCGGAGATCGAGCGCGCGACGCGCGTCGATCAGTACGTCGATCAGTTCCGCCAAGGCGACACCGACAACGGCACCTCCGCCCTGTCGGTGACGACCATGACCTCGCTCGATTCGGGCGCGACCGCCGGCACCCTGACCCACAAGGCGTGGGTGACCTGGCTGCGCAAGAACTGGCGCAAGCGTCACATCAATTGGGTCATGTGCGATCTGGCGACGGCGCTCAAGATCGAGAACCGTACCAACCGCCCGGTGATCACCGCCGACGACCCGAACTCGCCGCGCATCAACCCGACCTCCCAGGTCGCGAATCCGGCGTGGCAGAACGTCCAGATCTTCATGCTGGAGGACGGCACGATCCCGGCCGACATCGTGATGGGGCTGGACAGCCGCTACGGAATCCGTCGGGTGCGCAACTCGCAGGCCGAGTACACCGCGGTCGAGCAGTACGTGATGCGCAAGTCCGAGGCCCTGCGTTACGACTTCGGTGAGATCTGCTACCGGATGTTCGACGACGCCTGGACGGTGCTCAACATCAACGCCTAAGCCCTGATCAAGGGTGCGGTAGAAAGGCCCGCCACAAGCGGGCCTTTCCTTTATGACATTGACATGCCGCGCGCCGCGCGGCACACTCGGCTGATCGCCCTGGAGCGCCTGCATGCTGCTCACCGACTACACCACCCCTGATGAGATTCGCGCGGTGCTTGGCGTCGAGTCGGACGAGCTCTCCGACGCCACGCTGGACTTGCGCATGTACGCGAGCGCGTTCGCGATCGAGTTGAACGCGATCTCGAGCACGCTTGCCGCGGACCACGCCACGATTTCGGCAGAGGACGAGAGCGTGCGCACGGCGATCGAGCAGCGCGTGTTCGACGCTATGGCGGCGTTCGCGCCCTACGCGGTGGCGAAGGCGCTTGCGCCAGCCTTGCCTTTGTTCGCCCCCAAGCAGGTCACCGACGGGAAGGCTTCCGTCACGCGCGACTCGGCTTCGCCGTACAACGTGACGCTCGCTGGAATCTTGGCGCAATACGACTACTACCGGGGCGTGCTGAGCGATACCTACACCGAGTACAAGACGGGCACTGCGCCTTCGCTCATCCTGCGCCCGTTCGTGGTGGGCTCGACTCCCTCCACTGATCCGGTCACTGGCTGATGCGCCTCGCCGCGGCGGCCAGCCGCTTCGATACGACGCTCTGCGCGGACGCTTCGAATCCGGCCACGACGTTCTACGGGCAGCTCGACCTGTTCGATGATTCGCGCCGTGACGGCGCAACGGTCGTGCGGCGCATTCTGTCGGTGGCGCCCGATGTCGTGATCCCCGCCGGGCGCGTGCTCACCATCCTGGGCGAGCAGTGGCTCGTTGGCATGGAGCAGTCCGATGTCTACGCGGGCGCGGCGGTGCGCGCCAAGTATGTGCTTCATCGCGCTGACGGCGCGGCGACGATCCAGAGTGTCGCCCAGGCGCTGAGCGCCGGGAGCACGGCAACCTACGCCGGCAAGCTGTGGGTGAAGGATCTGAAGGAGATCGAGGTCTCCTCGCTGCTCGAGGGCTTCTTCAACCTCTACCTGCCGCGCAATGTCACCGTGATCGCCGGGAATGTCATCGCGCTCTCGGGCAACCTGCACATGGTGCGCGCGAGCTATCTTTCGGCCGCCGGCTTTCTCATCGCCGAGTGCGCCGAGCTTGCGAGCGGCGTTGTTGCGGCGACCTATACGTCAGAGGCGTACAGCCCGGTCACCGACACCGCCACGCCCACCAACACCGCGGCGAACTTGCTGCATGTGCGCTACCAGGACGACTACGCCTACCTGACCCTTGCGGACCCCAAGTTCGTGAAGGGCGACGAGAAGGGCTACGTGCTGAAGTCGGTCATCGCGACGGCGGCCGCCGGCGCGCGCGTGACGATCGGCGCCGAGGTGTGGGACGTGATCTCGGTGGCCGATGAGGGCCTTTGCTGGGGCCTGCACTTGCGCCGGGCGGGCACATGATCGAGATCGATAACCTGGCGCAGGTCTACGACGGGCTTGATGCCTGGGTGGACGCTTGCGACGAGCTTGCCGAGGGTGCCTTCCGCGGCATCGTGGTCGACGCTTTCAAGTACATCCTCGCAGGCACGCCGGAGTGGTCGGGCAACCTGGTGGCGAACTGGCGCCTGACGGTCGGCCAGCCCGCGCTTGGCTACGATGAGACGGCATGGAAGAACCGCAGTTTCGGCACGGGTATCGACCCGGCGCCGTTTGACCGTCTGAATCCGAACCAGGAGGCGATCGCCTACGCGCGCGCGATCGCGCGCGAGAGCCTCGAATTCATCCGGCTAGGGGCGGACGTCTACATCACCAACAACGCGCCCTACGCGGCGATGGTGGAGGCTGACGTGAACGAGAAAGGCGCCTCCTTCCTACGCCCGGTCAACCTGCCGGTGGAGATGGTCATGGCCGCGGCGCAACGTGCCAACGTGCTTGGGGAGCTCTCGGAGGCTCGCGCGCGCAAGCTGGGCGAGGAGGCGCTGTGAAATTCGAGAACGCGCGCAGCGCGATTTTCAGCCGCTTGAACACGTTCATGACGGCGACTTACCCCACCGTCCCGGCGCTCTACGAGAACCGGTTTAACGTGGATCTGTCCACGCAGCGCGGCCCCTTCGTGGCGGCCGAGATCACCTACGTGGACGGCCAGCAGGTCTCGCTCGAGCTCAAGCCCGTGGTGCGCTACCACGCCGCCGTGCACCTCACCGTGTGGGTCAAGGAAGGCACAGGTTCAGCCGAGGCCCTGGGCATCCTGGCGGCCCTTGCGGACCTGTTCAAGACGGTCACCTTCTCGGGGGTGAATGCCCGGGCGCCCCAGCCCCTGCCGCGCCGTAACACACAGGGCTGGGCGGTCTACGCCGTCCGAGTGCCCTTCTATTTCGACGACATTCCGGCCTGACCACTCCCCGCGGCCTTGCCGCGGGCGTATGACACTGGCATAATGTGGTTTGCTACGGGGCAGGCCGCCCCGAGCGTTCAGCGTCTGACAAGGAGAACAATAAATGACGCTTGCCACCACGTCGCGCGCGCAGCTGCGCTACATCAAGGAGACCACGTTCGGCACCGTTCCGGTTGCCGGAAACCCGAACAACCTGCGCATGACCGGAGAGTCGCTCGACTTCGCGGTCACGAGTGAGTTGAGCAAAGAGATCCGTTCCGACCGCCAGAAAACCGACCTGGTGCTGGTGGGCGCGCAATCCTCGGGTGGCGTGAACTTCGAGCTGTCTTACAACGAATTCGACGCGCTGATCGAAGCGGCGCTGCAAGGCACGTGGGCCGTGTACGGCACCAGCGGCGTGAGCGGCACCGTATTCAGCGGCACGTTTACGGCGACCACGCTCACCGCGGCGGTCGCGCCCACGGGCGCGGATGCGTTCACGACCCTGCAAAAGGGCCAGTGGTTCAAGATGACCGCGCCCACGGACCCGAACGACGGCAAATACTTCAAGGTGTCCGAGTCGGTCTCGCCGACTACGACCGTGATCACGCTCGATGCGCTCACGCCGGCCACTGCCAGCGGCCCGACCGCCAACTGCAAGATCGCGACCTCGCGCCTCGTGAACGGCACCACGCAGAACAGCTTCACCGTCGAGCGTGCGTTCGAGGACGTGAGCCAGTTCTTCGCGTTCCGCGGCATGACCGCCTCGAAGTTCTCGCTCTCGTTTGCGAGCGGCGCGATCGTGACCGGCGCGGTGGATTTCATGGGTAAGGATGCGGTGCGTAACAACGCGACGCAGCTGCCCGGCACCCCGGTGGCGAGCCACACCTACGACGTGATGAACGCTGTGTCGGGCGTGGGCGAGATTCTCGAGGGTGGCGCCGCGATCACCGGCACGTTCATCAAGTCGCTCTCCTTCGACTCGGACAACAAGCTGCGCGGTCGCTCGGCGATCGGTACGCTCGGCAACGTGTCGATCGGCTCGGGCACGCTCGAGGTGAAGGGCACGATGGAGGTGTACCTGGCCGACGGCACGCTCTACGACAAGTTCCTGAACAACACCGCGTCGAGCCTGTCGCTTCGCGCGACCGATGGCGCAGGCAATGGCTACGTGATCACCTTCCCGAAGATGAAGTACAGCGACGCCAAAGTGAACGCCGGCGGCGAGGACCAGGACGCGATGCTCTCGCTCCCCTTCACGGCGCTCATGGACCCGACGACCGGCAAGACGATCCTGGTCGATCGCGTCGGCGTGGCCGTAGTCTAATAGAGACCCCTCCGAAGGGTAAGCGCCGGTTCGCCCGGCGCTTTTTTATGCCGCTGTCATTGACACTTTCGCCGGATGGGACTACCATGCGCGAGCTTGACCCACAACTTTGGAGATCGTACAAGATGGACGTTTTCAAACAGTTCGCCACCGACGATGCGAAGGAAAACAGCGGCGTGTGGTGTGACATCGGCGACGGTGCTCGCCTACTCGTGGCGCGTGCCGGCAACCGGGCCTATGCGCGCATGCTTGCCCGCGACGTCGAGAAGAACCAGCGCGCGCTCGAAGCCAAGACTGACGCAGCGGCCGAGCTGAACACGCAGATCATGGTCGATGTGATGGCGCGCACCGTGCTCCTGAATTGGGAGGGCATCCAGTTCAAGGGCCAGGCGCTGCCCTACTCCGTCGACAACGCCAAGATGCTGCTCGGGGTGAAGGACTTCCGACAGCTGGTGAACAACCTCGCCGGCGACTTCGAGGCGTACCGCGCCGCGCAGGAGACCGAGCAGGTAAAGAGCTAGAGGCGTGCCTCGTTTGGGAGCTGGCCTGGGGTCGCGAGCTTGCGACTCTCGAGGAGATCTCCCGAACGACGGGGAACGTCCCCAAGGCTCTCCGCGACCGGCCCCCGCTGCAGCATCACCTGCGGCACACACTCGACGCCTTCTATGAGCTCAGCGCGGGCCGGTCGTTCGGAGAGGTTCCCCACCCCATCACGACGAGCGATATTTACGCCTACTGCTGTCTGATGGGCATTGACTCGCTGCCGGAGCGAGAACGCCTGTTTCGCTATATCCGGCGCCTCGACGGGGTCTACCTCCGCGAGGTCACCAAGAAGGCCAGCCCCGCCAAGAAGTAGGGCTGGTTTTCTCTTTCGGTTCCGGTACAATCCTATATGACGTTGGCATAACGCCGACTCGGAACTGAGATGGCAGACGTAGGCACCTCCCCAACTTTGACGATGAAGGTCCGGGCGCCCGAAGCGCTTGCGGGCTTCAAGGCGTTGAGGACGGAGGTCGACGCGCTGAAGGCGAGCCTTGCCGGCTTGCGCACGGGCGGCAGCACTGGCGGCAGCCGCAACGCCACCCTCACCCGCCTCACCGCCGAAGTCGCAGAGCTGCGCGCCGCGCTGAAGGCGAGCCAGCTCGATGTCGAGCGCCTCTCGATCGCCGTCCAGCAGAACGCCGCCAAGGAGGTCGAGGCGGTGCGCAAGGTCTCTCGCGCGAAGAAAACCGCCGCCGATGAGGAGACCGCCCTGGTAGAGAAGAACGAGGCGTACAGGCGCAAGGTCCAGCTCAACTCGGCGATCATGACCGGCCAGGCGATCCTGCGGGCGAACCGGGACGTCGAAGCCTCGATCACCCGGATGATTGCCGAGCAGGAGCGCGAGCGCGAGCGTATTCGCGCCGCCGCGGCGCGCCAGGCGACAGCCGGCACAGGCGGCGTAGCGGGCTTTCGTCGCAACCTCGTTTACAACTCGACCGTCGCCGCCTGGGGCGGTTTCGAGCGCTCGCGCGTGGCGGTCGAAAGCTCGCTCACGACGCTCGTGCGGGAACAAGAGGGCGCGCAGCTCCGGGCGACTCGGGAAGCGGAGGCGGCGCGCGTTGCCGCCGCGCGGGAGGCCGTCCGGGCGCGAGTCGCGATCGAGCTCTCGCTTACCAGGTTGATCCAAGAGCAGGAGCGCGAGCGGGCGGTTGCGGCCGCGCGCGCCGCGCGCGCCGCGCGCGCATCCGCCGGCGGCGCAGGCGGGGCCGGCGTCGGGCGTAGCGCCCTGCGCGGCGCCCTTGCCCCGTCGGGCGGCCTATTCCTCACCTACGGCTCGTCCATCCCGGCGCTTGCCGGCGGCTTTGCCGCCGCTGCGGCGGTACAGCAGACGTTCAGCCAGGGCTCGCAGTTCCAGTATCAGATGCAGTTCGTTGGCGCGTTGGGCGGCCTCGCCTCCCAGCAAATCGCCGCGCTGAGCCAGCAGGTGCTCGAGCTGGGGCGGAACAGCGTCTACGGGCCGGTCGAGCTCGCCAAGGGCATGCGCGTGCTCGCGCAGGCGGGCTTGAGCGCGACGGACGCGATCAAGGTGCTGCCGATCGCCACCAAGGTTGCGCAGCAAGGCGAGACCGATCTCACGTCGGCGTCGGAAACGCTGATCGGCGTGATGAACGAATTCAAGCTGCAGATCTCGGATCTCCCGCACATCGGCGATTCGCTTTCGAAGGTCGCGGCGCAAACGCCGACCTCGCTCGGCGAAATGGCTTCGGCCATGAAGCAGGTGACCGGCGTATCCGAGCGGTTCAACGTGTCGCTTGAAACGTCCGAGGCGCTGGTCGGCCTGCTTGCCCAGCGCAAGATCGTGGGCAGCATGGCCGGTACGGTCACGCGCCGGTTCCTCGAGGAAGCCTACTCGCCGCGCTCGAACCTTGCGCAGCAGCTCGAGAAGTCGATGGGCCTCAACCCCTTCGACGCCCAGGGCAACCTCAAGAAGGACACGCAGTACATCCAGGAGGTCATCTCGGCGCTGCGCTCGCTCAACCGCGAGGCTCAGCAGCGCGCGATCAGCATCTTGTTCGATGAGCGTAGCGCCAAGCTCGCTGCGGCGCTCGTGGGCGATGTGACGGACGAGTTCATGAAGCTGCGCACCGAAGCGCAGAATTCGGACGGCGCGCTGCAGCAGTTCTCGAACGACCTGAACACGTCCGTGCTTCAGGTGCTCAAGCAGGCGTGGTCGAACCTGTCGTCGGACATGATCCGAGGGTTCGACAAGATTAAGCCGCAAGTCAGCGAATTTGCGACCGCCTTGCGCGACGCCTTCAACACCGATGCGGCGAAAGGATTCTTCGCCGTGCTTTCGGAGGGCTTGGGCGCACAGCTTGCTGCGGTCACGCAGATCATGAAGCTGCTCCACGGCGCGCCCGCCTTTGGGCACACGCCTGCGATCAACGCCCTGCTGCCCGGCTTCGGGCTTGCCGGTGTTGCGGCCGAGACGTTCTACGCCCGGTCGCAGGGGCGCGGCCCGCAATACCTGTCGGGTGCGGCGAACGCCGGCGAGCTGGCGCGGCTGGGCGCGCACCAGGGCGACGCAATTGCGGCACAGGCCCGAGCCGCGTCGGCGGGTTACGCCGGCCAGGTGGGTGCGCTTACGACCGGCTCCGGCACGCTTGCTGCGAAGTTCATGGACCCGGATGCCTATAAGAAGGCTCAGGCCCTCGCCTCCGCGAACGAGCGCGCGGCCACCGCCGCGCAACAGCGCGCCTATCAGCGCATCCAGCAAACCACAGCGTTCGAGACCCAGCAGGTCGAGGCGCTTCACCGCTACAACCTGATCAGCGAAAGCGAGTATGTCCGCCAGATCGATGCGATCAACGAGCGGCGGCGCCAGGCGGCAATCGACGAGGCCAACAAGGCTGTTGCGCTGCTGCAGGCCGAGCTGAAGAAGAAGCTCGAGGCTGACAAGAAGGTGTACGTGGAAACTGCGCTCGCCGACGCGAAGGCGAAGCGCGACGCGCTCCTGCGCGAGTCGAAGCAGGCTCAGGACCTAGTGCGCTACCGGCAGCAGGGGGAGCTCAAGACGCTTGAGGATGCAGGTGCGAAAAGCCTGCGCAAGCACGCCGAGGATGGGGTGCTTCGCCGTCAGCAGATCCAGCAGCAGCACGACGCAGCGCTGCAAGGCCAAGTGGATGCCGCGGTCGCTGCGGAAGCCTTGCGCACGCGCAAGAGCTTCGAGCAGGACCTTCTGCAGATCGAGCAGCAGCTTTACGCCCGTCGCGCCGACGAAGCCAAGCGCGCGGACCCCGAGAACGAGAAGGCGATTGCGGTTTTGCTCGCGCGCAAGAAAGCGACCGAAGCGCAGCGTGATGCGGAAGCGAAACGCAACGCTGATGCGGTGCGCGCCGCAAAAGAGGACGAGCGCTCGTTTTCCTACGGCTGGGACTCGGCCTTCAAGGCGTACTCGGAAGCTGCTACGAACGCCGCGCAGAACGCGCGCGACCTGTTCAACACCGCTGCGAACTCGATGACCGACGCGATCGTCAACTTCGCCATGACGGGCAAGTTTTCCTTCCAGTCTTTTGCCAATGTGGTTGTTCAGGAAATGGCGCGCATCGCGGCGGCTAGGGCAGTTGCCGGGATCGTGGGCGCTATCGGCGGCTCGGTGGGCGGCGCTGCGGCGGGCACCGCTGTATCCGGCGTGGCCTCCACCGCAGCCATTGCGCACACCGGCGGCATCGTGGGCGCTTTGCAGGCGAGCCGCTCCGTCTCGCCCTTCGTGTTCTCCGGCGCTCAGCGCTACCACACCGGCGGCATCGTCGGCAGCGAGGTTCCCATCATCGCGCAGCATGGCGAGGGCGTGTTTACGCCGGAGCAGATGAAGGCGCTTTCGCCGGCCAGCAGCGGCGGCGCATACGTGAGCATCACCATCAATTCCGATGGCAGCGTCAGCAGCGCGGATGCGAGCAGCGCGCAGCTCAAGCAGCTTGGGCAGCGGATCTCGGGGCTCGTTGCGCAGGAAATCGTCAAGCAACAGCGGCCCGGCGGCCTGCTCTCGAAGGCTTGATCTATGGCTATTTTCACCTGGGTGCCTTCCTACGGAACGCAAGTGAGCAAGAAGCCTCGCATGCTCGCCGCGCAGTTCGGCGACGGGTACGCGCAGCGCGCGCAGAACGGCATCAACTCCAATCCGCAGAGCTGGTCGCTCGTGTTCAGCTCTATTGCTCCTGCGGATGCGGACGCGATCGACACCTTCCTTGCGACGCAGGCCGGTGTCACGCCTTTTGACTGGACGACGCCCAAGGGCGACGCGTTGCGCTTCACATGCGCGGAGTGGAGTCGCACCTACGACGCCTACGCTGGGCACACGATCACGGCGACCTTTGAGCAGGACTTCGCACCGTGACGATCAAGCAAGACATCCAGAAGCTCGAGCCGGGTGCGCTTCTCGAGCTGTTCGACATTGACGCAACCGCGCTCGGCGGCACGATCAACCGTTTCCATGCCGGCACGAACAGCTTGCGCACGGCCGTGGTGTGGCAGGGCAACACCTACAACCCCTGGCCGATTGACGCGACCGGCTTCGATATTAGCGGTAAGGGTCAGCTTCCGACGCCGCACCTCAAGGTGGCGAACATTGGCGGCCTGGTGACCGCGCTTGCGCTCGCCTATGACGATTTGATTGGCGCCAAGGTGACGCGTCGGCGCACGTTTGCGAAGTACCTGGACGCAGCGAATTTCATCGAACAGCCGGCGCTAGACATCAAATTCACTGCGGGCTCGGCGGTGCCGATAGCGGGGGAGCCTTCGCTGCCGCTCACGTGCACGCGTACCGGCACGGCTACGCGGGTGAACGCCCAAGGGCTACTCGAGACCGTAGCCGCGAACACGCTGCGCCTGAACTACAACCCCGTGACACTTGCATGCAGGGGGCTGCTTAGCGAAGAAACCCGGACGAACCTCGCACTCCAATCGGCGGACATTTCTAGCGCGGCTTGGGGCAATGAGAACGTAACGGTTGTCGGGAACCAGCTTGCGGCCCCTGACGGTGCCGTAGCGATGGGTTCGCTTACGGAGAACGTGGCGCTCGGGTACCACAGGATTTGGCTAGGCTCTAATCAACCGCGCAACGCTAATTACGCATGGAGCGTTTTCATAAAGCGTAAGGCCGGTACGCACGGCATTGGACTTCAGCTCACGACCGGTGGCGCGAATAACCTTTGGCAGAACTTCAACATCGACACCGGCACGGCCCAGGGCGCGCCGATTGTGAGCGGTGATGCGGTATTTGCCGAAGCCGGAATTGAAGATTGGGGCAACGGCATCTACAGGGTATGGATTGCTGGCAAGCCGAGCGCAACGGACTCTGCCAACGGCGTGAGCGGGTACGTCTACATGATGGACGGCACCTGGTCCAACAGCTTCACCGGCGACGGCACGAGTGCCGTGTATGCGTGGGGCGGCCAGCTCGAAGCCGGAGCCTTCCCCACCTCCTACATCCCTACCGGCGTAGCCGCCGTGACGCGCGGCGTAGAGACCGTGATGGCGAACAATATCTCGAGCTTCTACCTGGCGGCTGGAGGCACGCTTTACACGGAGATCGAAGCCAATCACCCGGCAGCCGGCCAAATCGAGTGTGCCGCAGGCTTTACCAATACGGGCTCAGTAGCGTCGCGCATCAACCACCTCGTCAACGCCGCACCGAACGACGAGTTTTCGGTAGTCGATACCAACACTTTTCAGGCAAACCTTGGAGGCGGCGTAACGATTACGAAGGGCATGATCGTTCGCCAAGCTTCAGCGTTTGTTGCCAATGATTTTGCAACTTCGACGAACGCGGGCGCGGTTGCGACCGACACCGCCGGCACAATTCCGACAGTGACGCGCCTCGGGCTCGGCTGTTTGGCCCCTGAGTCGCCCTGGCCGCTCAACGGACACCTGCGCCGAGTCACTTACTACCCGACGCGGCACAGCAACGCCGACTTGCAGACGTTCTCCACGAGCGGCCCGATCGCTTATACCGGCGTAGCAGATCCGACTGCCGAGTTTCCGCTCGACATCTTCTACGTCGAGCGCAAGGTCTCGGAGAACCGCGCAATCGTTGAATTCGAGCTTGCCGCGGCGAGCGACGTGGAAGGCGTTTTGCTGCCGCGGCGCCAGGTCATAGCGAACGTCTGCTCGTGGACCTATCGAAGCTCTGAATGCAGCTACGCGGGCGGCGCGGTGGCGCAGGCTGACGATACACCGACGACGAACATTAACCTCGACGTGTGCGGCAAGCGCGTGTCCTCGTGCAAGCTGCGCTTTGGCGCACTCGCTGAGCTGCCTTACGGCGGCTTTCCCGGATCTCGGGTGACTGCATGACCCCCGAAGCGCTCGAAGCGTTCAAGGCGCATGCGCGCGCCGAGTACCCGCGCGAAGCGTGCGGCTTGCTCGTCAACTCGCGTTACGTTTCCTGCCGCAACCTGGCTGAGACGCCGGCCGAGCATTTTGTGCTATCGCCGCACGACTACCTGGCCGCGTCGCAGCAGGGCAAAGTTGAGGCGGTCTGCCATACGCATCCGAACGCGAGCGCGGAGCCGAGCGAAGCTGACCGCGCCGCTTGTGAGGCGTCGCAGCTGCCCTGGTACATCCTCTCCTGGCCTACCGAAGTGCTGCGCTCTATCGCGCCGTGCGGTCATGTCACGCCGCTTCTCGGGCGCGCGTTCGTGCACGGCATTCACGACTGTTATGGGCTCGTGCGTGACTACTACAAGCAGACCCTGGGTATCGAGATCCCGGATTACGAGCGCCGCGATCAGTGGTGGGAGCGCGGTGAAAACCTCTACATGGAGTTTTTTGCCGAAGCGGGCTTCGTTTCTGTGCCTGACCTGCAGCCGCACGATGTGATTCTCATGCAGGTGCGTTCGCCCGTGGCAAATCACGCCGCGGTCTATCTCGGCAACAACATCATGATCCATCACCTTTGGGGTCGCCTTTCCAAGCGCGATGTGTACGGCGGCTATTGGGCCAAGCACACGCGTCTGATTGTTCGGCATCGGAGTCGCCTGTGAAAACGATCATTCTCGAGGGAGCGCTTGGCGAGAAGTTCGGCTCGCGCTGGGAGCTGGACGTTCGCTCGCCCACGGAAGCGCTGAGGGCTATCGAAGCGAATCGCCCGGGCTTCTTCCGGCACTTGGTTGCTTCTGATGAGCAGGGCGTGAGCTACGCCGTGTTGCTCACTACGGAAGATCAGGGCATCGAGTGCCTGGCCGAGAGCCAGCTGCGCTCGCCGTTTGGCAACGAGACGCTGCGCATTGTTCCGATGATCACCGGCGCCAAGTCGAGCGGTGCGCGCGCTTTCGAATATGCGACAGGCTGGTTCGGTGCTTCGAGGCCCGGAGGCGGTCAGACTGTCCTCGGCGTGGCGCTTCTGGTGGTCTCGTATTTCGTGCCCTGGCTGGCGCCCTACTTCGTGCCCCTCGGCCTTGCGCTGATTGCCGGCGGCGTGTCGAAGATGCTCACCAAGCATCCGCAGACCGACCAGAGTACGGCTGATGGGCTTACCAGCTATTACTTCAGCGGTGCGCAGAACACGGCCGCGCAAGGCGCAGCCGTACCTGTTGGTTACGGGCGGCTGATCGTCGGATCGGTGGTGGTGAGCGCCGGAGTCGTCTCCGACAACCTGCGGGTGTACACCTGATGGGTCAGCTTAAGTCCATTGTCGGCGCCGGCGGAGGGAAGGGTGCCGGGAGCTCTCAAGGCCCGACGGAGGCGCCGGATTCTCTGCAATCCAAAGCCTACGCGAAGCTGCTTGACCTGGTGTGCGAAGGCGAGATTGGGGGGCTGGTCAACGGTGCGCAGTCCGTCTTTTTAGACGATACGCCGATTCAAAACGCGGACCTGAGCTACAACTTCCAGAACGTCACGTTGCTGACGGTGCCGGGCACTCAGTCGCAAAGCTACATTCCGGGATTTTCAGACACCGAATCCGAAACGGCCGTGGGCACGCAAGTGCTTTTCGCGACGCCGGTTATTCGGCAGATCGTTGACGCGAGCGACAACCGCTTGCGCATTACGCTGGGCTTCCCGGCGCTGCTCACGACCAACCTTACTTCGGGCGACACGACGGGCGCCTCAGTAGGGATCACCATCGAAGTACAGCCCAACGGGGGCTCTTACAGCACGATCGTCTCAGACACGATCACCGGCAAGACGCGCTCGCGCTATCAGCGCAGCTACGAGATCCCGCTGACTGGCTCGGCGCCCTGGAATATTCGCGTCAAGCGCGCCTCGCTCGAGAGCCAGGTTTCCAGCGTTCAGGATCAGGTGTGGTGGGATAGCTATACCGAGATCGTCGATTCGAAGTTCTCGTACCCGAACTCGGCGCTGGTCGGCATTCAGATCGACGCCTCGCAGTTCAACAACGTCCCGGTCCGCGGTTACGACATGAAGTTGCTGAAGGTCAAGATCCCCAGCAACTACAACCCGATCGCGCGCACCTATACCGGAACTTGGGACGGCACCTTCCAGGTTGCGTGGACCGATAACCCGGCGTGGTGCTTCTACGATCTGATCACGAACACGCGCTACGGCCTGGGTAGCTATATCGATCCGGCGCTCGTGGATAAGTGGGGGCTGTACGCAATCGCTCAGTATTGCGACCAGCTGGTGCCAGATGGGTACGGCGGCACAGAGCCGCGCTTCACGATGAACGTGTACCTGCAGTCGCAGGCGGAAGCCTACAAGGTCGTGAGCGATCTGGCCTCAGTGTTTCGCGGAATGGCGTACTGGTCGAGTGGCTCGCTTGTTGCCTCGCAAGACTCGCCGGCTGACCCGGTGCAGATCTTCACGCTTGCGAACATCGTCGGCGATTTCAATTACGCAGGCGCGGCGCGCAAAGCCCGGCACACCGCGGTGGTCGTGCAGTACAACGACCCCAACAACCGCTACAAACTGACGCCAGAATATGTTGAGGGCGATCCCTCGCAAATCACTCGTTTCGGGGTGCGCGAGGAACTCGTGGTCGCTTTCGGTTGCTCGAGCCGGGGCCAGGCCAATCGTGTCGGCCGCTGGATTCTGTTCACTGAGCAGTACGAAGCCGAGGTGATCACTTTCGAGGCGGGGCTGGATTCAGTTTATTGCCGCCCCGGGGACATCATCAAGATCGCCGATCAAGGCCGCGCCGGCACGCGCATGGGCGGAAGGCTTCTCTCTGCGGCCTCGGACAACGTCACGATCGACAACCCCGTCACTCTAGCCGCCGGGCACACCTACACGCTCACTCTCGTGATGCCCGACGGCACGCTGCAGGATCGCATCCTCAACAACTCGGCGGGCAGCACGTCCGTGCTTACGTTCGCCGCGGCGCTTCCAAGCACCGACATCGTCGGCACGCTTTGGGTGCTCGCCGCCGACAACCTGCAACCACAGCTTGCGCGCGTCGTGGGTATCGGGGAAGCCACCGAAACCACGATCAGGATCTCGGCGCTTGCGCACTACCCGAGCAAGTATGCCCTAGTGGAAAACGGTTTGCAGTTGCAGACCGTCGCCATTTCCCAACTTTCCAACACGCCCTCGCCTGTCGCATCGGTCACAGTCGAACAGGAGCTCTACATCGAGGCCGCCACGGTCAAGGTTCGCATGGTGGCGCATTGGGGTGCGGCAGCCGGTGCAGCGACGTACCGCGTGCTCTGGCGCCGCGCGAGCGGCAACTGGACGCTTGTGCCGCAGCACAGCGCCACGATGGTGCAGGTCGAGGACATTTCGCCCGACACCTACGAGGTCAAGGTCTACGCCGTGGGCGCGTTCGGCGACTTGAGCGTACCCACAACGGGCAGCGCCGCCCTTCCCGGCAAAGGGGCGCCTCCTGCGAATGTCACCGGTTTCACCGCCACAAAGGCTGCGGGCAGTGTGCGGCTGACCTGGAATGCGGTGCCGGATCTCGACGTTGCCGGCTACGAAATTCGGCAGGGCGCGAGCTGGGCAACCGGCACTCCGATCCTCGCGGACTA